TGAATGATTATCAAAATATTAAAATAAAAATTACAGATGAAGTCACTGGGGTAGAATATTCCTTGATGGATACTATTGTAAATTTGATTCGAAGAATTGATGAACAAGAGAAGAGAATTTCCTCACTCGAAGTAGAATCAGTAGAAACTTCTAATGTGATTTACGAGATCTATAATAAAATTGAAATGAATTAGGTACGGATTTCCCGACTAGAATTTATTTTGGAATATGATAAAATAATAATACACAAAAAGGAGAATTATGGCATTATCTAAAAATGTTATTGAAAATCTAGAAGAAGCAAAGGGATTTCTAAGAGCTGCTCTTGCATATGCAGCTCGATCGGAAAAATCTACAGTTAATTATAGTATTTCTGAGCTTTTAGTTACATTAGATAGAATCATTAAAACTGAAGAGTTTTCTGATAAAATTGAAGACATGCTCGAAAAAATGAAGAAAGATGGAAATGGAGGTTCTTCTTTTTTTGGTGGTGGAATGTTTTAATAGTTAAATAAAATTGTAATAATAAAATAAAAAATTCATGTTAAGTGTTGAAGAGTGGGATGAATTGAACTCATTGAAAAATGCAATTGATGAATATCCTGCTACCGTACATCCAGAAAAAATGGAAAGATTTACCGAATTATTTGTAAAAACACTGGAAGGAAAGGGAGATATGGTACAAAAAAAGGAACCAACTAATTATTAATAGACGAGATTAAAAAGTATGAAATTTACAATCTATTCAAAACAAGGCTGCCCATACTGCGATAAGATTAAACAAGTTATGGAATTGTCTAATCTTGGTCATGTTGTATACACATTAGATGAAAATTTCACCAGAGATGAATTCTATTCTGAATTTGGAAAGGGATCAACATTCCCACAAGTTGTAATGGATGAACATCATCTTGGTGGATGTACAGATACTGTCCAATACCTAAAAGAAAAAGGAATTATTTAAATGTACGAATATTGTTATGATGTAGAAAAAGCAATTGATTATGCTTTCATTGAGCAAAAATTTGTAATGAATTTCTATCAGTATTTGAAAGGCAAAGATGCAAAAAGAATTGAAACCCAACAATTCTTAAATAGCCTCACAGCAATTAATTTAAAGTATCTAATACTTGAATTGGATGAATACCTAGAAGGAGGTCAGGATAACGCTCATAAGCAGCTTAGAGAGGCATATGGGCACTTACCAAAGCCTTTTGCTAGGAAAGTTCGTAATTATGTCAGTTCAATTTTGGCAGACGCGGAAAAATACATTCATGACAAAAAACCAGGAAGAAAGAAGAAAACCTAAAATAAATAGAGGTATGGAGCTGATGCTCCGAAGTGTAAAAACAAAAGAGGAGGAACCAAGTTTTTTTAGTCTTGTCTATGCCAAAATGGTTTCCCTTTTCAGAAGAGAACTTCACTTTAGCATAGAAATACACTTAAAGAAGAGAAGTTCTTAGGAGAAAGAATATGTTGGCAACAAGTTTAGTTTTTGGTTCATTTTTAATTGTTATGTTTTTTGTTGTTGGAATAATTGGGGGTTGGGTAGCTAGAGAATATATGATGAATTACCGTGAAATTCCAAAACTTCATCCAGAATTTTATGATAATAATGGTAATATAATTCCAGATGAAGTCGTAGCAATATCTTTTAATCCTGAATATTTTGATGAAGAAATTGAAGAAGACGAAGACTAAATAAAATTGCCTATTTTAATGTATATTAATATTACTTAATTGATATGACAACTACTAAAACAAAAAAGACTGAGCAGCAATTACCTAAATTGCAACCAAATCCATTTCAACATGAAATTCTTGAGTTGGTATCGAAGCAAAGAACGAAGGAAAAAAAGATAGAAGTTTTAAAAGAGTATCGTAATGATGCTCTTGTTTCTATTTTAATTTGGAATTTTGATGAGAGTATTCGCTCAGCATTACCAGAAGGTCCTGTTCCATATTCCAGTGTACAGGAACAGACTTCTGGTAATGATACATTATCTGGGACTATAGATAAACAACTCAATAATCCTCAGGCTATTGATTCTTATAGTAATGCGAAAAGAACTTCTCTTAGAAAAGAAGTAAATATTTTTTATAATTTTATTCAGAACGGTAATAACGATATTTCAAATATCAGAAGAGAAACTATGTTTATCAATCTGCTAGAAGGATTGCATCCTCTTGAAGCAGAGATTTTAATTCTAACAAAAGATAAGCAACTTGATTCTAAATATAAGATAACTCTTCCTATTATTAGTGAAGCATATCCAGATATTCAATGGGGAGGAAGATCATGAAAACCATTGCTAAAAAGGATAAGATGGAAGAATGGACAAAGGAAGAAAAGAAACAAGTAAATTCGTTTTATGGTTGTGAGATGCTCTATGAAAAAGCAACTATAGAGCAAATTAAAGATTCTTCTTCTCCCAGTGATGCATATCTTGTTTATTATGTGATTGATGAAACTGAATATGTAGATGTGTGTAGAGGAAGAAAAAGAGCAGATGTTTTTGATTTGTATTACGACAAATATCAAGAAAAGCAATTGAAGAAAATAGATTTTGGATATGGTAGAGTCAATCCAAGAATCTGGGGATATAAGCCACCTGAAAATAAAAAAAAGAAATGAGTAGCGGATTTAATAACGAAGAGTCTAAAGTAATAATCTATAAAGATGAAGTAAACGAACTCTTAAAAAAATATAAGAAAATTAAAAAGTACATGAAATCTTCTTTATATCAAGTTAAGACTATGGACGGAACTGAAACATTAGTTTCCGATCTCATAAAAGAATATGAAGAGGATCCAATGTAATGGGTAAGCATTATCTACTTAATTTGTATGGGTGCTCGTTTGTTCTTTTGGATGACGAGCGTTGCCTTATAGACTTACTAGAAAATGCGGCAGCTGCAAGTGGGGCAACAGTAGTTCAAACTATATCAAAAAAGTTTGAACCACAAGGGGTTACAGTTTTATGTCTTCTATCGGAAAGTCATATCAGTATTCATACTTGGCCTGAAGAGGGTAAAGCAGCCGTAGATGTATATACATGCGGTGATTGCAATCCAAAAATTGGTTGCGATATTATTATCCAACAACTTTATGCACAAAATCATACACTAAGTTATATTGAAAGATGAATGTTAATGTTTATGTTATTCACATTCATCGAGCAAAGGGGGATTGACAATCCTCCTTTTTTTATATACAATGGAGAAACAAAATCACATAATACATGAATAAAAAGAAAATAGAACTCATCATAAAAAATATGGAGTTACTTATTGAGTCTTTGAAATTAGAATTGAAAGAACATAAAGAGGATAATGTAATTAAAATAGAAGATATTTTAAAATCCTCCCAAATTCCAGTTGACACATATGAACCAGATTATTACGAGGAACGATAATGTACGAAGAATTAACTGCGTTTGAGAGAGCACTTGCTAGATTTGGAGATAAAGTCCAATATGTTGTTGGACTTGAAATATCAGATAAGATGTCTCCTGAAATTGCATATCAAGAAATCAAGGATATGATGAAGGAACTAAAAAAACTTCGTAAAAAAGAAAAAGATACTTGGGAGATCGAACACGAATGAAACCAATTAAAGCAAAAGATCTACTTGAATTAGATAAAAATCTTGAAGTTGTAATGCTTCAATGTTATACTCTACCAGAAGAAGTCATTTATCAAGCAGGAAAATGCGATTATTCTGAAACTCCTATTCACAATCAACAAATTCCATCGCCATCAAAATGTGGCGAATGGGTCGTAGAGCGCCTTCTAAGCAACGAGAAAGGCCACTGGGGGCCGCTAGAACACCCTGGTATTACATTTTCTGTTTCTGGGTATGTTCACAATGTTGCAATGCAAGCAAGGACTCATAGAGTGGGAGTTAGCTTTGATGTTCAATCACAACGCTATACTGGTAAGCGAGTTATTAAAGTTGCTAGTGGAGAATTAAAACCAGAAGATGTATTCTTCGTTCGTCCTCCTGGATTTTATACCAATCGTTATGGTAAAAAGTACGATTGGAATGAAGAAGACTATCGTGATGAACTCAACTGGATTGTAGAAGGTTGTAAGCGTTATGCAACAAAATACGAAAAGGGAATGTGTGAAGAACACATTAGGGATTATCTTGCACAAGCAATTCGTCAGAACTTTGTGGTTTCTTTTAACCTACGCTCTGTTCTTCACATTATGGATCTTCGAGCAAAGATGGATGC